CATCCGCCGTTCACACCAATCCGCGAGTTCCTCGACCAGCGCCATCAGTGCGTCCAGCGCCTCGTCGGTCAGTGCCCGCTGCTGGATACCGACGTCGATCCGATCATCGTTCTGTGTCTTTGAACGCGTGTCTATCGTGCGGGTAAGGCCACTAGGCACCACGGTAACGTGCAGCGTGTCCATGTCCGGTAGATCGAATTTTGGCCGGTAAGCAAACTCTGCATCGAAGTCCTGACTGAACTCCTCCGCCGTAAGTTCAGTAGTTACCGCTTTTGCCAGGTCTGTGATTCGAGCGCCCATCAGAACTTCACCTTTGTCCAGAGCATTCCACCCACTGCGATCAGACAGCTACCGGCCGTGATCACGACCAGATAAACATCGCCGCCCTGCATGAGTTCACAACCGATGCCAACACTGGTCACCACAACACCGGTGAACTCTAGTGCAGCCACAGCGAAACGTTTCTGCGCAAGTCGTGCACGCACCGACTGCCTGCGAGTAAACCAGAGCCACAACCGCTTCATCAGCCCGCCTCCGTATCTATGTGCTTGGTGTGAATTCGTAACCGCTGATTGAATTCGTCACTCCAGCGCCACGCGGGCTCGCCGTTCCCTGGCTCTAGCACCTCGTGAATGTGTGTGTCCGATCCCAACGTCTCCTCGATCCTGTCTCCGACTTCCGGGGGGTAAATGCCGCCTGTCGCCAAGTCCGCAGCGTCAATCAAGTAATCCCGCATCCGAACCACCACGCCGGGGCCGTAGCTCCGAGTGATCCTGAAAGCTGTCTGGCCCACAACGGCAAGCACGTCAAAGCTTGCCTCACCGCGCACGTAAGTAACCGTGATTCCGATCTGTTCTTCCATGAGGTCAGACAGCCATTCCACGCCAGTGCGTAACAGATCACTCATGCCGCTGCTCCTGAGATAACGCCCGCTGAAGCACTCGATCCAACACGTCGCCAGAACGATACTCCTCTTGGCTCCACTGGTGGCAGGCAAGCCAGCGGAGGTAGTTTCGGACCTTGTCCGTCTCCGGCCTCCAACCGTCAATCATTTCTGCCAGCGCCCGCTTAATTCCTCGCATCGTCGTCTGCTTCGCCACGCCCGCCTTCGCGTAGAGTGCAGGCCCCAGGCACAATACCGGACAGCCCATCGCCAGACATTCGTTGCCGCCGTTGCTGTTAATCATGACGGCGAACCGCGCTCCGGCTATCGCCTCTTCCAGCGTTTCCGCTTCACAGACAGGCAGGCAGCGCGCACGAAGGGTTCTGGCCTGCGGGTGTTTGCGAAACCGACCTTCAACGCCGGTGCCGCGTAGCGACCGCGCAACCACCTTCGCCAGTGGTGTCGCCACACTGATCTCGCTATCCTGCATCTGCACATCGCCGCGCACCTGACCAAGCACCAGCACGTATCCGTCGCGCTGCCCAAACGGCTCCAGTGGCCGGGGCCAGACGCGCGCCAACCGTTCCGCGCCCTCCGCGGACGCCGGTTCCGGTAGCTTGTCCGCCCAGCTTGCCCAGTGCAGGATGTCAACGTGGTCAATCTGCGTGTAGGCATCCCGGTCGAAAAAGCCGTTTTCTAACACCAACCGGGGTATCCCCATCGTTCGCGCCAAGTCCGACACTCGCTTGTAGTGGCCTTTCCGTCCATTCCATACCACCAGCAGATCGGTAGTCTCCAAGAGGTTGTCCTCGTGGATATCCCGCACTTCGACCGTGCAACCGATCCGGGCCAACCCCCCGGCCACGGCACGGAAACACTGCGACCCGTCCTGCCATTGCATCGGCAACACTGCCATGCAGACCCGAACGCCATTCCATGGGCCACCATCCCCGCCTGGCAGTTCATCTATTAGCTCACGGCTCTTTGTGGTGATTGTGCGCCCGCCTGCCGCCCATAAGTGTATAGCAAAGGGGATTTGCCCCCCCGTAGGCGCAACGCGCCGCATATACGCGCTGTGGCCGCGCTGACAGACCCCATAGAGCCGGCCAGCGCGCCCGGCACGCGCCGGGTAGAACCACGGCCACTCTGCGCGACAGAACAGGCTCGGATACCGACCAAAAAGGTCCGTCATGAGTTTGGGGCCAAACGCCGTCCTGACAACAGGCACATTCGCCTGAGAAATCGCCTCATTCACTAACGGCCACACGGGTGAATCCACAGTAATGCCAAGCACCGCATTCGATGCCTTGTAAGCCGGATTCTTCTGACCATGCAGCTGTGCCACGAACGCCTTACTGCCGTCCAACCCATAGGCGCGAATCAGATCATCTATGGGTCTGAACGGGTAGAAGTCCGTATCGAAATACCATCCGCCGAAACGCTGCAGAGCCGAATACCGCAACAGGTCCGACTTTGTGCAGACATCAGAGAGTCCTTCATAAAGGTCCCGCCAACGGTCCAAGAGAACCTCATCGCCGTGCACGCGGACCTCGTATGTGGGGTTCAGCCGCGCGAATTCGGCAATGTTTCGCTCGGCCCATTCTGGCATATCTATGCCGATCCAAACGAAGTGTATGATCTTGGGTATCACAGGTAACCTACCAAACTCCGAACTCAACGAAGTTGCCGGGCACAGATACACACAACTCGGCTAGGTGCTCAATGTGTCGCCAACGAGCCCGCATCTGACCTCCGCAAGAAAGAATGACCGCGCGCCCGGCACGCAAGCGTTCCGCACGGTGTATCCCCGTCCGCTAACGCCGGGAGGGTGAAGTCGGTTACTGACTCATGCGCACGCGCGCAGTCGCATCGCTGGCGCCAGCGTCGGCTATCGTCTTGCCAGCGTAGGTGTTACTGCCAACGGTCTCAGTCACAACCTCGTTCCCGCTGTCCCAGTAAACCTTCTTGCCAGCATCGATGGCCGAAGCGCTCCCGGTGTCTTTGGGGAAATCGAAAACACCTTCGACTGCCAAAGCACCAAGTTCGTCAGCATTGATGTCGAGTTTCGCCACACCGACCAGGTCGCCCTGCACAACCACGTCGCCCGCGTCAACGTCCGAACCGGGCGTGTAGTCAATAGAGGCGCCTTCCTGAACAAAACTAACAGTGGCCATGATTCGCTCCCATCTTCTAGGGTCTTGTGTGTGTTCTCAGTTAAGTTCTTTGTAAAGGGGCTGGGTGGGCGGGGTTCACGCCCGGCCCTATTACCCCTAAGGTGAGCCCGTTTAGGCTTCGCCCTTCATCTTTACGATGCCACGGAAGTCCTGCTCACGGACGCCCAGGTCGAAGTAAACCCGGAACTGGATACCCAGCGTGTTGAAGTCTGTGTCGCCGCGCTCGATGGTCGGTGTGCGCTTACCGCGCAGGTAGCCGATCTCGAACGTGTCCACCACAGCCGGGTTGCCCCACAGATACCAAGCAAGGGCCGAATTCCCGGTGTAATTGGAGTTGGACAGGTAAGGACTGGTCACGAGCGTGAGGCCCTCATCCGCAATGGCGTTGTAGGTCGGCAGACGCTGCGCGTCTGTGTTGCCAACGCTCAACAGGAAAGACGAGTTCAGAAGCTCAGACCCGTCCATCTTCAACGCCGTCGGCACCAACAGAAACGCCGGGGCGATGTTAATGGGCTCTCCGTCCGAGTCCGTCTGATCCAGGAACAACTGCAAAGCCGTCGCCATGCTGTCGGCGTCAAGCGCAGTGCCTGAGCCGGATTCGTAGTTGTTGTGATCCGCATGGAACAGATCGATCCCATCTTCCATCTTCGGGTTGGAAAGCATCCGCGTGAAGAACAGCTGATCCACCTTACGCGCAGCACGCGCGCCCATGCCCGCCGGAACCCTGAGGAAAGCCCCCAGGTCGTCGTTGTAGATCATCTGGCGGGTAAGAGAAAACATCTTGCCGTAGGTGGCCAGCTGGTTCGTAGCCTTCTCCTCCGACACGCCGCCGTGCTTAAGCTCCCCGTCCTGTGCAACCTGTTCCAGGTCACCGACGTCCGTCAAGCGATACCGTTCCGACTCCTTAAAGTCGTTAAGGTCGCCAACGGAGCACAGACGAGTCGCCAGAACGGGCTGGGCAGTGTATGCCTGCAGCAACCGCTTGTTAGCAACGTTATTGAGGATGCCCGGCAGGCTCACCGTCGAGAACGCTGCCCGGATGGTGTCGTTACCGAACGTCCGCGGAGTGGCCTTGCCTTCCATCCGCGCGCACTCCACCATCAGTTCGCGCAACGCAATCTCGCGGTCCTTCAAGGCCGCTTCCACCACGTCCTCGCCGTAGGTCTTCACGAGAGCGTCCTCGTTCAACCCAGCACGCAGACACATGGCCGCTTCCAGAGTGCGAGACTCCTTCCGGCGGTTCGTGGTGCTCAGGACGGTGATCGACGGACCGGTTTTAGGCCGATTCTCACGCAGAGCCCTCAGAACGCCCCTGGTGGTTCGCTCCATAGTCCAACCGGCGCGGATTGCTTCGCGCTCGATCTCGTCGAACTCGCCGCCGCAGGCGTCCTGAATGGCCGCGATTCGATCCCGCTCAGCCTTCACTGCCTTGGTGGCCTCACGCTTCAACAGAGCCGGATCGTAAGTCGGCTCATCATCCCCTGCGTCCTCAGGATCATCGTCCCCTGCGTCCTCAGGATCATCGTCCAAGACAGGCGGCTCGTCGCCCGCCTCAAACGCGACGCGGAACTTCGCCGTTTGCTCGTCGCTCAGTCCCTCCGCGTCGATTCCGTTTTTCTTCAGCCACGCTTCAAAGGTCATGGCACTACCTCCTTCTGTAAACTTCCAGTGTGCTGCCACGCGCATCCGAGTGAACTTGTCAGCTCCGACAGCCACCACGGAAACCTCACGCAGCGTTGATTTGCTTATGTGGTAAAACGGCCCACTGTGAAGCTGGCCGTTGACATTTTGCCTCCCCTTAACTAACTCGACCTCTTCGATGTCTGCCCCGATAGACAGTTGCCAATCGCCGCCAGCCTTAGCCTGCTCGATGATTCCCTGAGCAGTGCCACTCGATGACAGAATGTCACCCTCAATCAGCAACGCACCATCCTGCACCTTCGGGTGAACGATACCAACGCGACTGGCCGTCCGATTCTCATGGTTCGCTAACAGCGGCACTTCCGAAGGAATCGTAAGACCCGCAAGGTCCACCACAATCGGGTGCTTCCAACCGGGCAGATTCATCTTGCCGCCCGCATAAGCCACGCCAGCCACACGGGCGTTCTTGGCAGCGGTGACGAACTCGATGCTCAGCGATGCTTGGCCGGGGCCGGGTCGATCCTGGCGTCGCATTTCTCCGCCGCACTCCGGACACTTAATCTCCCGGCAGTGCTTTTCGCTCTCCATCTGATGGCCGCACTTCAGGCACTCGCACCGATATAGCATCATCTATCTCCTATCTGGCTTCCGCCAGGGCTTCTTCTAGCTCGTCGAGCTCGTCCGACAGATCGCCGTTCGTTGGCTCACCTGTAGCACCACCACTATCCGCCGGATGGCGCACGCCCTGCTCACGGCAGTATTTGATTTCCTTCCGAATCTGATCAACCGCCTTTTCCCAATCACGCCCCTGGGCCGCATATTCTTCGGCCAGCGTGGTAGTCTTGTTGGCGAGCTTGGTGCCCTGTGCCTTCGATTCTTTCACCGGGTCAACGTGCTCCGTGCCGTCCCAAAACCACTGATGGGGTGCAGACGCAAGCCGAACGCCAGCCAGAGCCACGCTCTGGACCAACCCAACCTCAAACACGTATTCCCACAGCCACGCTGCCAAGAGTCGGTCCAACACCACGTGAGCCATAAACGCCCGGTCAACGAAGATGCTCTTAAAGTAGGTCTGGTGGTCTAGACGACCGCTCGCGTAGTTGTAGGTAGACGAATTGCAGGCCGCAATGTTGTATGGCATGTTCAGGCACCGGGCAATCTCGTTCAGAATCTCCTTCTTGAACTCTGCGTAAGTCGACGAAGGCTGTTCCGCCTTCAACTGCCGCATATCCCATCCCGCCGGAAGCGTCACTATCGTGTTTCGCTCTGCCTCGAAGGTGTCCATCGGCTCCGTATTCGATACATCCGCTTCCCCGCCCGGCGGGGCATCCGTATAGATCAAGCCGGCAATTTCCGCCGCCGTCTCCGCCGCCGTGACCACAGCAAGCGTGTAGCGCCGAAGCTGCGCGAAAAGTGGCAGCGCCGGGGTGATCTCCGGCACACCTCGATGTTGTCCAGGGCGGTCCGCGCGGTAGACGTGGATCATGTTTTTCTGCGGCACCGGGATGTAATCCTCGCTCCAGCGCCACGTATCCGCGCCAGGGTGCATCTTCAGGACGTAGTAGCTGACCGGATTCCCCCACTCGTCAAACACAATCCCGTCAACGGAGTTCGCCGCAGACGCGTGTTCCAATGGACTCGACACCCGATCCGCCTCGATTAGCCGCACGTCCAGCTTCACTTCGTGGGCCAGCTTCGGGTTCGTGTCCATGATGGCAAACGCCTCACCGTCCTGTGCCTTTGCCACCCGCATCGTATGAAGCTTCTCGGCCAAACGGACCTCCGAGGCCCATTCCGCGAACGCCTGTTCAACCTGTTTATTCAACGCACTATCGTCCGTCAGCATCTGCAAGTTCGGCCCCGTGCCAACACAGTCATTGGCAAGCGTCAGAATGATGCCCTTGGCATAGGAGTTGTTGGCAACCTCGTAACGCGCCCGCATGCGCAGTGTGCGCCGCACATCCGAACTCGTAGCGGCGTCCGCACTCAGGGCGTCAGCATTCACCCAGTGCCGCGTGTTCTCGCCTGATGTAGACGCTGCGTCGTATGAACCCCGTAACGCCCCCGCACGCACCAACGCCAAATATCGCTTTGCCAGAACGCGCTCCGAAAGCGCAACTGTGCTACCGCCATCCTTACGCGACAGATTCTTCTTGATCTTTCTGAGCAACTTCAGCACGCTTACGCCCCCGGTGGCTTGATCTTGGTGAACCGTAAACCGCGAGTCGGATTTTCAACCGCCTTCGCCCCCTTCAGATAACGATCCGCAGCAATCTGATCCCGCAGCGAGTGCTGTTCGGCTACCGTGCCGTCCACGTCTATCCGCCTGGGGGCTGCAGCGTTCTCCTCGATATCGCCTGTCAGGTCCGGATCGTCGGCCATCGCCACCTCAGAAAAGTCAGTTTGCGCAGTTGTATTGTGGATTATAGCCGTTCGTGTATGGTAAATGGAAGCACAAATAGCCCGAAAAAACCGAAAGGGCAGGATTCGTTCCATATCTAGAACATCGGCCCCCGAAAAACCTATGCCGGCCGCTCGTAAGTTGTGAAACGGCGGCCACATGCCCGGCATTCCCGACGCCGCCGGATACCCCCATTGGCAACCTTGCGCGTATAGAGAACGGGCACATGCCCACAGTGACACTTCGGGCACCGCACCCCCCGTTCTTGCTCTCGGTCCCGTGTGTCAACATTGCGCTTCATCGGCCTCTCCGACCACGCTTCTTGCTCTGAAGCTCCGACAGTTTTGGTCCGGTCCGCTCATGCGCTACCCCCGATTGCTCACCAGTCGAGCTTAAGCTGGCTCCGCGCACCGACGCTGCAGCAGTGCATCCGACGAGACAGTCAAACCAGTGGTTGTCCGGTCTGTGGGCCGGTTGCGCCCACTCGTCCACGCGTCGCCCACGCCCCTCTGTCTGCACGTAATACTCTGCCGTCACGTGCTCCGAGAATAGGCGATGGCGTCCGGTATTCCGTCCCCACAGTGACAGGCAGCCACGTTCCCCCATCGCCGTAGCAAACCGTGCATGCACAAACGATTTCCAGTAGTTCGTGTCAATCTCCAGATGCCGCAGACTCCGACGCTTTCCCCGCACACTCGGAATCCACCAGTGAAAACCGATCCTGTCCCCCCTACCGCGCACGTATTCACTAATCGGCTTCATTCGCGCAGCGATACCCTGCCCCCTACCCGGCATCAGTAACGCCGTGTGAGAGCTCTGTCGACAGAACTGATGCACCACATCCGCCTGCCATCCCTGGTCAATCAGGCATAGACTGATCGGCATCAGCGCCCCATCATCTCGTAGCCATTCTCGATTCAACAGATCGGGCACTAACGTGTCCAATGCCGAATAGACACGCCCCTCAGTCGCCTGACCGGAAAATATTCGCTCTAGCGTCTGCTGAGCATTCCGCAGCGAGAAGTAACGCCGATGCTGGTCAGGAAACGTCCCATAATCCACCACGTAACCCGTGAAGTTCGCCTCCCATGCCGCCACCACGTAGAACAGCATCGTCTTCTGCACGTCAATGTATGCTGTCAGATGCTCAACGTGCTCCGGAATCGCACGCCGCTTGCGCCCGTTGAGCTTCTGCAGGATATCGTCCGCCTCCAAACGAACCTTATCGTCTTCCGGCGGCGGAATAGGCTCATTCTGATATTCAGCCCAAAACGATGCCTCGTCCCGAATCTTAAGATTCATGGCACTCTGAATGCCCGACAACTCATCCGGTTCATGCCGCTCCGGCCACGCTACCACGGACCCGGCGTCCATCTCCTCCCGGTGTTCCCGATAGAACTCCGTGGCCGTCGATCCGTCGCCGTCATTACGCAGATCACCCTTTAGAATCTCCGCATATTTCTCCCACAACTCCTCGTTCTCAGGGAACTCATATACCATCCGCGTGCGTTCGCCCTGCCATTCCGGATGCTCGTTCCGATCAAGGATGCGGTCAGCCATGTCCCCTGGATAGATCACTGTGCACGGCATAATGCCGCTGATCTTCTCGCCCGGACCCGCCAAGCCAAGCACCGCCCCGGCCAGCGTCTCCTCACGCGACTGACACTGCGTTTCACTCCGTGCCGATTCGGTCGTTTGGGGGTCGTCGACCACCACAAGCGACGGCCGCACCGGCCGCCCGTCCGACCGCTTGTGCTTCATTCCGCGAATCTTGCCGGTGATCCCCGTTACCTTTACGATGCTCGCTGTGCCGTTCACGTCCAACGAAATACCCGCCGCTGCCAACACATCATCTGGCAACGTCGGTAACACGATCTCCTTGGCCGTCCACTCCATCAGTGTCCGCTGCCCGTGGCACAACTGCCCTGTGCATCGGTTGGCGATGCCTTCCAAACACCAAATCGGATAGCAGACCTCCGGAAAATCCGCCGCCAGCAGATCGTTACTCTCAAGCTCCGTCTTGATTGAATCGAGCATATCCTTTGCATGCCCTTCGTCGGACCCGATCAACGCCACGAACTTGTGCGCCCCCTTCACGATGCCCCAAATACACCCGACCTCACAGAGCGACGTCTTCCCCGAAGCGCGCGGCATGGCAAGTGCAAAAAGACCCCCGATGACTACCGCGCGCTCGAGCTTTTCGATGACCTTACCGTGGTCCTTTGACCACGGCAGATAGAACGTCTCCGGAAAGTAGATTTCACAGAACGCCTGGTAGCTCGCCAGTCCCGTGCGACGCCGCGACCAATCCTCTACCTCCGGCAGGTCCCCGATGTCACGACCAGCCGCGGATTGCTCAGCCGCCCGCCGCCGAGCCTGTTCCTTGTGTGCCTCATATCCGCCGGCAGTAGCCTCTGCCCCCCTACGCCGCCGGTCCTCCGCGAGCCAAGCCACATACCGCAACAGATCGATGTAAGTGCCATCCCCCACGCGATACCCAGCCCTGTTCCGCTGGCGGTAGATCGTCCGCGCACTAACCACCTCGCCCCTGGGGGTGCTGTTCAACAGCCGTGCTAACGCCGCTGGCCTCAACTTCCGAAGGTTAATCTTCGCCATCGTCCCCCTCCGGATCGTTCAGCCACGCCGCATAGTGAATCAGGTTCAGCGTGCCATCCTCATTGATGGGAGCCCCCTCCTCAATATCCCCCGCGATGATCGCCTCGTCGATATCCATTAATTGTGCAGCATCCCCCACAGGCAATGCCGATGGGTTGAATGTGCCTTCCTGAAAGTCCGGCATGTTTTACACCCCTTCCCGCTCGGCCTTCTGCCCCGTGAACTCCTCCCAACGCCTTACGATCACGTCGCAGTAAAGCGTATCCATCTCCATCAGAAACGCCCGCCGCCCCATCTGCTCAGCAGCTATCAACGTCGAACCACTACCGCCAAATAGATCAAGCACGTTCTCGCCGCGCTTACTGGAATACTGCATCGCACGCACCGCGAGCTCCACGGGCTTCTCAGTCAGATGCACCATCGACTGCGGCGTGACCTTCTTCACGAACCAAACGTCGGTCGGTGTTCCGGGGCCGTAGAGTGTCAATTTCTGACCCGGCTCTAACTGTAACAATCTCGGATGTGCGTCCACCGCCGGGGGTACCACGTCCACACGGTCCCGGTCCGGTGCTTCAACCCGCACACCCCGATCACCGATCATCGCACCCCGAGCCTCAACGCACGTCCGACGCTCCATGCTCCAGACGTCCGGCACGTTCGTAGGGCCATACCACCTATGCGCTCCGTCCTCACGCCAGCCGTAGAAACACCACTCGTGATTCCCCATAAAGTCCCTGTGCGTGGGAACCGGATGCTCCTTTATCCAGATGATGCTCTGCGAGAAGTAGAGGCCACACTCCTTCAGCGCCGGCGCGTAGTTACCGATGTTCGCATGGCTGCCCCATATGTAGAAGGACCGCCCCGGATCCAGCACGCGCGCCATCTGACCGAACCACGCGCGCAGCATCGCCGCGAACTCCCCGTCGCTCACGTCGTCCCCCTTCAACGGCCGGTCCTTCGGGCGCATCTTGCGCGTGGTCCCGTCGGCCTTCGCCCGCCCTCGCGCCAGACCGAACGATTGGTGATGCGGTAGACTGAATGAACTGAGCCCCGCCGAAATCGCATTGTTGCTTCGGGGCTCCACACGCACGTTATAAGGTGGGTCAGTGTTCACTAAGTCCACACCCTCTTCGCCAATCAAACGGTCCACGTCCGCGGCGCTGCCTGCGTCGCCACAGAGCAGCCTGTGCTCTCCGAGAACCCATAGGTCACCGGCCTGCGTCACGGGCTCGTCCGGCGGGGCCGGTATCATGTTCGGGTCAACCTGACCCGCACCGGGCTCGTCCACCATGATCCGCGCAAGCTCATCCTCCTCGAAGCCCAGCAGCCCCAGGTCAAATCCCGCCGCGTTCAGGTCAGCCAGTTCCAGCGGCAACAGATCGTAATCCCACTCTGACCGGTCCCGGGTCGCGTTGTCCGCCAGACGGTAGGCCTTCACCTGGTCAGGCGTCAGCCCCTCAGCCACGTGCACCGGCACGCGCGCCAAGCCAAGCTCCTTCGCTGCCGCGAGCCGCGTGTGTCCGCAGATCACCACACCTCCCTCGTCCACCACGATGGGCTGCCGAAAGCCAAATTCCCGTATCGACGCCGCCACGGCCCCAACCGCCTCCTCGTTCTGGCGGGGGTTGCCCTCATAGGGCGTCACGTCCTCAATAGGCCACAGTTCAACGTCCATGTCAGTCTCCCTTCACGCTTTCCGCCGAAGGAAAGAAAGTCTACGCAACACCGCGAT